GTTAAAGCAGATGATTGATAAGGCTTGGGAAGACTATGTAGATTTACACAAGGCCGAAATAGAATCTGGTTACGATGATGCAATGGATGGTTTTGAACGCAAAGAGGCTGAGGGTTTTGCAATGGGATTAGAAGCCGCATATCACTTACTATATAATGAAACATATACAAGTGAACTAGCACAAGAGTTTGACCCTTACGAGTTTGAGGACAGCCTTCATGCTTGATGAACTACTTACATTTGTGGAGGGTAGGATAGTTGAACTAACTAGCCTGCGTACCCAATATGAAGAAGAAGGTGACTATGAGATGGACGATTATTGTGCGGGAGCAATAGATGCTTACGATATCGTCCGTATGAAGTTGACAACAAAGGCCTAGTGCTGTAGAATTATATAAGACCCAAATAGAAAGAGACCCTGATGGACACATTTATTGAGATGGACTTTGATGAATGGTTTGAGAAGTACAAACCAATCCCTAATAATATAGATGACAATGCATCCTTTGATGGATACATGTTTGAAACCTATGGCAAAGAGGTAGAGTTTGTCAAGAAGGCTGACCCTAAGCACATCTGGATGTATGGTGATGGCGATGATGGTGGTTCTTATATCTGGAGCGGTTGGGGTTTTGTTAATCGAATAGGATATTTTATCACTGAAGTTCCTTTCCCTGATAATACTACTATTCAAATTCAGGTTAGCCATAACTGGTATTTCTGTGAGAACTGTCATGCAGAGATGGAAGACCCTGATAATATTATTAGAGATTCGTTCCAAGAACACGATTTGGAAAAATGCCCTGAGTGTGCTACACTTGATGAAAAGACCCTAGTAGGATTGGATAAGTAAATGGCAAAGTATGTAATTGATGAATTAGAGTATGTTGGTTCATTCGCAGTTGATTCAGGTCAAGCAATGGTAGGCGACCCCTGCTATCTAGACCAATGGAAAACAAATGAGGGTGAGGAGTGGAATCTAGAGGGTAAGGCTGGAGATTACTCTTATCACGGCGCTAGTGCCACCACAATTGCCAATAGTGTTGGTGTATTGGGTACTGGCAGTTCAGTAGTTTTTAACACAGGTTATGGTGATGGCCTTTATCCTGTTTATGTTCAGTACGGTCCCGACGGAATCGTATCTAAGGTAGTTATTGATTTTAATGGTGAGATTGATGGAGAGGACGAATAATGGGAGCCAGAATTAATTTTGTTTTTAAAGATGGGACAGATTCATCTGTAGTGCTGTATAGCCACTGGGGACAAGACTCCTGGCAATATGACATCGCAGCAGCGCTGCAGCATGCAAAACCTAGATGGTCCGACTCTTCATATGGGACTCGTATGATGATTAGTTATCTTATCCAGGATTCTGTTCTGGGTGAGACTGGATATGGAATTTATGCCGTATACGGGAATAATTTCGATTTAAGTGAGCAGACCGTAGTCATTGATTTTGTTAACAAGACTGTTATAGATAATGTGGCGGTAGACTGGGATGCATTCATCTTCGCATATGGACCTATAAATATTCCTGCTTAGCAGGTCATATCGTCAGTGGTTGGGTCCCGCTGGCAATGGGGAAGGGCAGGCGTGGGGCTTGCTCTTTCCCCCACTTTTTGGTACAATGGATACAAGGGAGAACTATGCGTATAAGTAGAGGATTAACAGATGAGGAGAGAGTTGCCAATAAAATGGGCAACATCATTTCTGACCTCAGAGTTGATTTAGAATTGGTAGGAGAATACTTGGCAAAGTCACAACCTTATGTAGTGTATAATCGCTTACAGGTAATTGCTGAAAGTGCCAAAGAAACTAAGGAGGGTACAAATTATGCCAACAACATTTGAAAACAAGGCTTTGATTTTAGGACAACTATGGATCAACTATAAAACCGAAGATGAGTGGATTGACTTCATGGTTTATAATGATTTAGGTTTGCCACTTGCTTTCGCATTTGCGGAGGGAATTATAAACCACACACCAACACTAGAGCAATACATAAACGAAACATGGTTCTTGTTCCTTGAAGGTTTGGGAATTGAAGACGAAGGTTTTGAAAACATTGAAGAGTTAATGGAAAACGACTGACCGCTGGGCCCGAAAGGGCACGTGCCATACTTTTATCAATTTGTCAAACCATAAAACCTTTGTATCAGGACATTACGAACCATCCAAAAATCCCCCCTTTCAAAGATTACGATCCAAACCTTTATATCCCCAAACCCTTATACCATAGATATCAAGGTTTGTCAAACCATGTTATAATTATAGTATGCCTAGAGATCATTTTGCAAAGATGTATAGAAGTAGTTCACATCGCCATGACAAACCTCATGACTCATATCAATTCAATAAAGACTTTGGTGCTATATGTGGTATGTTGTATTCTATTATTACCTTTAAGGCTTTCTTTCCTAAATCCCCCGCTGCAGCCGTGACTAATAATCCTGTCATTCACGCCGAAGGCGGGGATCAAGAAGAGCAAAACCACCTATAATACAATAACAAACCATTTCTCCTGGTTTTGGATATTTTTTAAATGTTTTTAAAATAAAAGATTACGATATCGCAGATTTTTCCCAGATTTTGGGAATTTTTTTTGCAACGAATGGGCTTGACAAACCACAATTTATAAGATATAATGCCCAAACCTTGCATATTAAGGTTTGACAGATAAGGTTTGATATGCTAAAATGCGGGACACAAAGGTTTTGAGGTTTGAAGGTTTGCGGGAAAAAGATTACGACGGGCCTTTAAAAGCGCTCCCTGCTCCACTATCCTCCACAACACTCCACTTCTAGCCTATTTATTTAAATAATCAGTAAGATTAATCTGTGGATAACTTGTGGATAACTATTACATTTTTAGCCTATTGACATGTGGATAACTTTACGATACAATGGTTTTATGCCTATACACATACCAATCTATATCAATGACAAACTGATCAAAACCTACCATATTGGAAGAGTAGCAGGGGATACAAACCCTGACTCCATTAATAAATATCTTATTGTCCAAGACGATGAACTATGGAGTGTAGGCAAAGAGTTTGAACATAGATATGGGGATGGGGTTGAAGCCTGTATTATCAAGGGTATTCAAACCTGTGGATAACCCAGGGTATATAAACATTACGATAAACCAGATATCTGCTATACTGAGTATATGACTGAGAAAAAAGATCCACCAGATTGGTGTGATGACTGCGTAGTAGTAGATAGCAAATGTACTATATGTGGATATACTCATGGGTGCTAAACCATGGTTTGTCTATTTGATTTATTTAATGTTAGGTTTATCTGGATATAACCTCATTATGGGGATATATGAGTATATATCTTCTACTAGGGATTACGATGCCTCTTGACATCCCCCGCCAAAATCGCTATAATTAATACATGCAAACATTTCTACCATCAAGTGATTACGAATACTCTGCCCAATCCCTAGACAGTAAGCGCCTTAACAAACAAGTACTAGAAGGCTATCAAATCCTAAAGGTTCTATCTGGCGCATCTGAGTCTGGTGCTTGGCGAAACCACCCAGCAGTTCTTATGTGGAAAAACTCTGAGAAACACCTTATGGACTATATCGATCATATGGTTTACGAAGCAGACTGGAGAGGCATCAAGACTGATAAAAATGTCTCAAACCTTAGAACCCTAAAGCGTAACTTTAGCCATCTCTGGGGCAATGAACTTCCTGTCTGGCAAAAACCTCAGCATGTAATGCGAGTAGTTGATAGCCATAAGGCTAATCTATATAGGAAAGATCCTGTTATTTATGCTTCTTTCAAATCATATACCGCCGAACCTTGCTGCGATAGATGCCAATATTATTGGCCTACCCATATTGAAAAATTGCTCAAGATTTGATAAACTAGTCATATGATAAATATGGAAATTCCTGATCCATTTACTGAGTTTAGGATAGAAAAATATAATCGCACAAAAGGATTACGATATGACTTCTTTAGTGGCGAATGGGATATGGAATGTGCATGTTGTGGTGAACCTTTAAGTGCCCCGACAAAAAAGATTATGACTAAGATCAGACTTTATCACACTAGGAATGAGTGCCTAGGAGGATACTAACCGATATTGCCCTTGTAGGGCATAGGGAGGTTTGCTAACTCTATTTTGCGCCGAACTCTAAAACAATAACCGACTGCTATAATAGTTATATGCCGAATTTTAACTTACTAGAACTTAGAGATCCAGAAAAATTAAACTCTTTAAAAGAAATCTGGGAACCAAAGAAAGAATATATTGAAAAAGATTTATGGGTTATCCGTAATTTTTTGAGCGAAAAAGAGATTGCCTGGTTTAACAAAGAAGCAGAAGAGCCAGAGGGTTGGTATCCGACAATGCGTTCTGTTTATGGCGGAAACATTAGAAATAAGTTTATAGGTTATGTTCCTGTTTACGGAGAGGATGGTATTTTAATCCCCCCACACCCTAAAAATAATCCAGTGTTTGTTAAAACTCCGTATTTGCAAAATGTAGAAGAAAGACTAGAGTCAGTATTACCTAAGTATTTCACTGGTGCAGGAGCATTTCAATCTTTATTTGAAGTATCTGATGAAGAGATAATTGCAGAAATGGGTCGTGATGTGGATTATGCTATTGGATGGCACTATGAGCGAGATGATGAGGATGACGAGGAAAAACAAAAAATAATAGCCATTGTTAATGATGGAAAAAATAAAATTGTTTCAGAGGGTAAAATTACTGCAGCGTTTAATATCTATATTAATGATAATTTTGATGGTGGCATTCTTGAATTTATGAATAAAGATTATTCAATTAAGCCTGAGCCAGGAATGCTTATTAATATACCGATGTATAAGGAATTCGAGCATCGTGTTACTAAGGTAACTAATGGTAATAGGCATACACTTTATGGTAGATGCTGGGATGATACAGATACCCTGCATGTTTCTTCAAGAGAAGATTGTTAGTAGTATAAAATATAGCAGGCTTGACTTATAAAAAAGACTTTGCTATACTTGTAATATGAAGAAAAATGAATGTGAAAAATGCAAAATGTCACATAAAGATCCTATATTTTGGGATACACATCAAACAATGAGTGATGGGAATATTTGGTGCACACAGAAATAAATGAAAGACCTAAATATATAATTAAGGTTCACCGTGATTGGAAATATGGTCCAAGGGCAAGGTTTTGGGATATCGAAAAATGGATAGAATCAGACAGATACCCAGAAGGTGGCTATTGGGGAAGTGCTTGTAGGGGTGGACTTGCTTATACCGAATGGGGTATGTGGAGAGCCATCAATAAGCGTTTAAAGAAAATGAAGTTTGGATATCGTGATGACTACTTTACTTTAAATAGACAACCTATTGCTCATCCTAAGTGTAATGATGCTGATTTAGATACCTGCTATAAAAACGATCCAAATTGTTTATGGACAACTTATACTTGCCGTTGGTGTAAGAAAGATTATAAAATATCAAAACGAGCATTAACAGGTAAGTATATGATTTCAGATCATAATAAAACCTGTAAAGAGTTTAAGAAACAAAATAAGGGAAAATAATGACACACAATGAATTACTAATTGAAATCAATCGTAGATTAGATGTTGCACTTTACAATGGTGATGCTCAATCAATACACGCCCTTCGTGCAGTAGTGGAATTGCATAAGCCTATAGAAGGATACGAGCACCTATGTGGTGCGTGTTGGTTTGGGGATGGGATGATGGCTTACCCCTGCCCAACTATTCAGGCTATTGAGAAGGAGTTAGGATGAGTGCAGATAACTTTTATATCATTCGTAAGCATCCGCTTGGTGGATATGCTGCGGTAATGGGATTTGCTTCTGATACTGATGAAAATGATGAACAAATTATGCCAGAGGCTGAAATTACCGATAAACAGTTTGAAAAGTGGCAAGATGCTTGGAATTATGCTCTTGGACAATATGCAGAGTATGGGTATGACATTCATCCTGAGTGTTTTGAATCTAAGTCAATATTAAGACGAATTAAATATATGTTAGGAAAAAAATGACAGTTATTCGACATACAAGGGAAGAATTGTTGAAGGCTTGGGATGAGTTATTCATTGAATACCCTTGGTTAAATGGGTGGGAAATGGGTGGATCTATTTGTAATGATGTGTTTTGCTGCCCTGGAAGTCCTCCAGATTGGTCTGCCTTAGATTCTGCTAAGTTTCTTCTTTCAATGCTTGGCAAAGATACACATGTTACAAAGATTTCACCTGATTTAAATAGTTATGAGGAATATCGTGGTTGACTTATCTAGAACATGGTCTCTTGGAGATGATGATGAATGCGAAGTTTGTGGATCTTCATACAATGAAGTTATATTTAACGATTGGGAAGATGATGGAGAGTACACGCTTCTTACAAGTATAGGCTGTTATAGTGGTCAATCTTATACAATTGATGAAGTAGATAAATTAATTGATGATATTAAACATTTTGAATTATTTGATGAAATTATGGAACAAGGCATTCGTGAAACACTAGATAAATTTAAAGAACAATATCCAAATTGGAAGGATGTATTTACAGAATGAAACTAAACATTGACTATAACATTAAAGATGGTCAAAAGGCTATTATTAGTACTGAGGATGATATGTATGGATGTAGGACTTTAATTCTACCGTCCCATCTTGCGATTGAAATTTATGAAGCATTAACAGAAGAATGGACCATGTAATGAACAAAGAACAATTAACGCTAGAACTTCTTATGGAATACTCAGGAAATATGGAAGATGCTTTAGTTAAAAAGATATTGCAAGACCTTGAGTCTGTACTTCGTGAGCAGGTAGCACAAGAGATTGAAGCATATTGGGAGCAACAAGTAAAAGATGGAATTGGTGTTTATTTTGATTTTAATTCAAAGTTTTGTTTTGAAGAAGCAGCAGCAATAGCAAGGGGTGCATAATGGAACTAGGACAATTACTTATTAGCAATACTGCTCCAGAAAAGTATGAGGCTGATTGGGCTACTGATGGACTTCATATGATTGCTCAGTGTATTGCAGAATTGCGTGGTAAAGATCCACTTGGTGGTTGGACTACATTAACATCCAACTCTGGAGATGATGAGTATGAAAATGATATATTCTATATGTCTTCATTTTGTTGGTGTGAAGGTGGAAGAGAAGGACATGAAAATGGATGTCCTCCAAACTTTATTTATAAAGTAAATGGAATGTGTATTTCATGGTATAAGCATGCAGGGCGTGGTATTAGAGCAAGTAGAGAATACCCAGGGGCAAGATTATGGGCTAATGCTGTAATGAGATGTATATCAAGTGTTACTGCTTATAGTGATAACTCTAAAACATGTGAGCATATGTTTGTTACCCCTGAAAATAAGGCAAAGGGTATTTGTGGTCGCTGTGGTATTTCATTTGATGAATGGCACGGATAATGAAAGAACCTAAAATAACTAAAATGGATTGGCGTAGCCTTGGCTATTGGCCTGTATATAAAAATGGTAAGTTGGTATGGGAGAAAGAACAAAATGAGCAAGTGGATTAAACTAATTGGAGAAAATGGTCATGTGTGCGATTTGCCATGGTCAGTAGATGAGCCAAGAATGGGTGCAACACACCTTCAAAAACGACATGCTGGTTCAGTATGGGAATGTGATTGCGGATTACGATACGAGTGGGATGGGAGAAAATTCCGTGGGGCTATGTAAATGTGGATATACAAAAGATGTAGAAAAGAACTGTGATGGTTCTCATAAAACTGTTAAAGCAGTTAAAGAAGAAATAACAAGAAAAATTGAATCTGTTCCAGTAGAAACTATTGCTGCAGAAATTAAATTAGTTGCTATTGATATTGTAAAGAACGCCTAATGTTAAAATATTCAACACAACATCATAGAACTAAAATACTTCCTTTACGATGGATTGGCAATATTTGTGGAGGATTTGCTGCAAATAATTTATTCCTGGCAGCGCTTTTAGAAGAAGAAAACAATATTGGGCTGCGTCATAAATATCATAGCCTAATGTGGGTTTATCTTAACAAACCTTATATGTGGTGGGGAACATATTACAGTATTGATATGGAGGCTTGGGCTGAAGAATTAGACCAGATGAAATCTGATATGTCTGGTCCTGGTTGGGATGACTATGATGAAAATGGAATCCCATACTGGGAAAAGGATGAGTAGGATTCTTATTTGTCCTATTTGTAAAAAGGAATGGGATTTGCGTTGGAGTATTATGGCTAATGAATCTTTATCCCGCCACATAAAGACCAGTCATCAATAGGTCACTCATGCTATAATGGATGTATGAACAAAACAAAATGTTTTCTATGCGATAAAGAAGCAACATATTACGATGTAGTCGTTGATAACGATAAGTATATTGTTGCAGATGTTTGTTCTGATCATTTTACTACAGAGTTTGTCTCTTAGTCTATACCGCTCATTTTAAGGATAAATATGCAACAATTTATGGAACAGTATGCTTCTTGGATTCTAGCCTTAAGCGGAACTGCAGCAATATATTTTGTAGGAAGAAAGCAAATATGGGCATGGCTTTGGCTTACATTTAATGAATGCCTATGGATATTCTACGCAATTACAACCAAACAATATGGATTTATTTTTGCTGCAATTGCTTATTCTATTGTCTATATAAGGTCATATAGACATTGGAAAGACTTAGATAGTGATAAGACCTCATGGAGATCATTTCTTGGGTTAGTCTGGGATCAAAATAAAGGGGTATAATGACATTATGAAACCTATTTATGACATCCAACTCTCATCAGCAAATGGAGAGCCTAATTTTCTAGATCAATTTAAAGGCAAAGTAACACTACTAGCAAACACAACTGTTGGCTGTGGAAATGCAAACCAAATGGAAGTACTACAGATGCTTCAAGACAAGTATGGCGGAGATGATTTTCAGATTATTGCCATCCCTACAAATGATTATTGTGGCCCTGGCATAACTCATGGTAAGTGGTCAGAAGGAATTACTTGTGGTGCTGATTCAGCAAACTACGGCAAAGATGTTTATGGAACTACTTTTCAATTTTCAGAAATGGTTTCTTCAAACCCAAATGATAGTGCTAGTGAAATTCCTGGCAAAAATGGTTTAGGACAGGATAGAAAACCTCCACATGAACTATACAATGTTATTGCAGGCTCTATGCATGAACTAAAAGAAAAGCAAAAAGAATTAAATATAGAAGATAACAAAGATTATTATTCATATTGGTTAAATATGGGTACTACTAATGGTGCACAGCAAGGTGGAAATTTTGAAAAGTATCTTATTGATAAAGATGGATATGTTGTTAAGTGGTTCCAGTGCACAGTATTAAATTATGATTCAGAAAAAACTGTTAAGGAAATGGCTGCAAAAGAAGGAAGAGAGATTGGTCTCGGACTTGGAAGATCTAAGAAGATATTTGAAGAAGAATATGCAGTTATATGTCAAGACATTGAAGATTTAATAAATGGCAAGAAATCAATTATTAATCCAAATTTTAATTAATTTGTTAAACTGTCTCTAAAAATATTAACATCTTTAAGTATTTCATGATCTAAACTATATCTAAGGTGTGAGTTGTCTTTTTCATTATTGGGATCTGCAAACCTAAAAAATATCATTTTAACAAACTCTCCATCTTTAAAGGTTTTTTTAGTTCTCCAGTGTATACTTTCATTAGGATTAAAAATTAATGCTGAATTATCTTCAAGGTTATATGTTTCTTTATTAAGCCCTATCGCCCATGATGTATTAGACTTAAGTTGATAATTTACCATAAGTTCTGTTTGATCTCCGTCAAAATGCGGTGGCAGGTTGGGATTTCCATATTTTGAATTATACTCAACATAAGATGCACCATATAGACAATAATTAGAATTTAAAAAAGAGTTGACCATCTTTGTTAATTTTATTTCTAATTGCTCATCAATATTTTTTATTGTAAATTGAAGCCTACCTAAATCTTTAGATATAGAAAATTCATTTTCTTCCCTATAAATAACATTTCCATCTTTATCAATAGGTATTTTGAGATCATTAGTCATATTTATAAACTTTAAAGTCTCATTTTGAGAAAGTATATTATCAATCTTTTTTATCATTTATTTATTATACCATCAAACCAGTTGACACAACATACAGGATTGGTGTATACTTAATATATGAGTATAGATGAAATGGCCTTAAGAGAAGAAATAGCAAGGGAGATTGAAGCCCTTCCTATTCAAACATCAATAACAAATGCATTAGGTATGAGAATGGCTGCTGCACACATAGCAAGAGGAAAAGATAATTATATGAGCAAGTATTTTAAGGCACAGGAAGACTCTGAATGATTAATGTATTATTTTTAATTCCAGCATTCATTATGGGATATGTTGCATGCTATATTGCAATGACATATAAGGTGGATCAAGATTAATATAAAAAGACCAGCATACATATTTGATGTAGATGGAACCCTTGCCAATGTAGATGCCTACCTACACTTTGTTCGTGGCTCTAATAAGGATTATGATGCTTTTCATGAGTCCTCTATTGATGCCCTGCCAAATATCGAGGTTGTTGAAATGCTGAATCATGCATTTTTTGATCAAATGGATGTAATCATTGTTACATCTAGAATGGAAAAGTGGCGTGGCTTGACCTCCTACTGGCTTGCTAAAAATGATATTGGGCATCATGCACTTTATATGCGTAAAGATAATGACTACAGATCAGACTACGAAGTTAAGAATGATATTCTGAGTGAAATTAAAAAGCATTGGAATATTGTACATGCAGTTGACGATAACCCAAGCATCCTCACACTTTGGGGAGCAAATGGAATTCCTACTACTAAAATAGGTACATGGGATGGAGATAGATCTTGACTTATATCGCAGAGGATGGTATGATTAATACATGAAGAAATCAAATAACAAAGTATCTCAACATAAAATTAAGAGAGCATTAAAGAATAAAAACAGACTGAAGGATAAACCACATCTTTCAAAATTTGAGCGCAAACAAAATGCAATTAGAGAACAAATAATTATGAGTTCTGTAATTTCTGCTGCAAATAATCTATCGGAGTAATGCATCATAATGATTGATAAAGATGATTTGAAAAAAATTCCAGATGAATTAAAACTTTATATTATTAAACAGCATATGAGAACATATTATCATTGGACTGTTGGTATTCTTTGTTTCTTAATTGGAACATTTTTTGGAATACTTATATCTTAAGGTCTAGCACCAGTAGCCAAGTTGGTCAAGGCCCCGAACTCATAATTCGGCTATCGTAGGTTCAAGTCCTACCTGGTGTACAATGGAACACTGGCCCTATCGTCTATCGGTTAGGACATCAGATTTTCAATCTGGGAAGACGGGTTCAACTCCCGTTGGGGCTACGCATCTGTAACTCAGTTGGTTAGAGTACCCGCCTTATATGCGGAGAGCCGAAGGTTCAAGTCCTTCCAGATGTACTGATGGGGATTAACTCAGTTGGTAGAGTGGCGAACTGTTAATTCGCAAGTCGCAGGATCGAGGCCTGCATCCCCAGCCAAAGTAAGGAGGTATAATTTAACTGTGAAGTTTTATTATTTTGGAGGACAAGTATCAATAGATTCATCCAATATAGATGATCTAGAAGATAGCCATTGTGATGGCGTTTTGTTTACATATAGACAACTTCAGGGTGATTTTTTTACTTTTGTTGCAAGAACAATGAATCTAAATCAAAAAATTAAATATATGATTGCTGTTAGGCCGCATGCCTTATCTGCACAATATCTTTGTATGATAAATAAATCTATTAATGATATTCAGCCGAACAGGTTGCAAATTAATATTATTGCTGGTCATATAAAACCTGATGAAGTTGATTTTGGTGGAATACTTGGAACAATTACAGATAAGTCTTCAATTCCAGAACGGGTAGACTACATGATAGACTATATAGAAGAACTTGATAATATGAAAAAAAATAATATTAGTGTTCCTGATTGCTATATTACCTGTACAAATATCTATGCTTTAGAAGCAGCAGCAAAACTTGGATATAAAATTATATTTCCATATAAAGAATATAGCGATGGATATTTTTTAGATAGAAGCGTATATGGTCAAACAAAACCTGGAGAAAAATTTGATCTATCTAATAAAAAAATAATGCTGGCAATTTCTCCAATTATTAGGGATACTCAAGAAGAAATAGATAATGAATTTCCTAAAAATATAGTTGTGCATACTTATGATGGAGGAGAATATTTAGATAGACCTAGGTTTGCAAAAGATACTGAGTATTTTACCTATGATCAATTTATTAGTTTTGTTAAAAAACTAGAATCAGAAGGTATTAATGAATTGCTTTTTAACGAATATCCTCAATCTGAGAGAAGTAATTTAATTAAATATATTAAAAAATATAAAGAAAATAAATAATTAAATACACCTCTGTAGTTCAGTGGACAGAACGATGGACTTCTAAGCCATGCGTCGCAGGTTCGATTCCTGCCAGGGGTACATGGTATAATTATATGGTGACAATATAGTTGCTGTTTTTATGTCGGGAAACATATTCATAGCATGTTGCAACACTATATTGTCCTTGATTTAGATTGTTGTACCACGATAAGAAAAGGAAAGAAATGAAAACTATCGGAGATAAACTAGGTAACTTTGCAGTAACTGGAGTTAAACCTGGAGCACTAACATATGATGATTCATCATTTGAAGTATTAACCCAGGATTCATTTCCTGGAAAGTGGAAGATTATTGTGTTCTATCCAAAGGACTTTACATTTGTATGTCCAACAGAGATTGTTGCATATGATGCACTTTCAAAGGATTTTGATGATAGAGATGCAGTTCTTATGACAGGATCAGTAGACAATGAATTTTGTAAGGTAGCATGGCGTAATGCACATGAAGACCTAAAGAAAACAAATTCGTGGTCATTTGCAGATACTGCACATCAACTTGCTGGTGATCTTGGAATTCACCACTCATCTGGCGTAACATACCGTGCAACATTTATTGTTGATCCAGATAACACTATTCAGCACATCACAGTAAATAATCTTGATGTAGGTCGCAATGCAGATGAAGCACTTCGTGTTCTTGATGCACTGCAAACTGGAGAACTTTGTGCATGTAACCGTCCACTAGGCGGAGACACACTATAATGACATGGGTTGAGCAATTAAGTGAGAATCTTCCAAGGTATGCAAAAGATATCAAACTTAATCTAGAAGTTGTTATTAATAGATCAACTATAGATCCAGAACATGCTATGTATTTGTCAATTGCTGCAGCAGTTTCTACTGGAAATTCTAAGTTGCTTACCTTTATACTAGCAAATGCAACTGATGAAGTTGAACGAGAGGCTGCGCTTTATGCGGGTGCTATTATGGCACAAAATAATATATGGTATCCATATTTAGAAATGGCTGGAGATCAAAACTTAAAAGGTCTTCCAGCACAACTAAGAATGAATGGCATAGGTACTCACGGTGGAACTACTAAAGCAAAGTTTGAAGCATATTGCTTAGCATCATCAATTATTGGCAAATGCCATTTCTGTGTTAAAGCACATTATGAAACACTAAAAGAAGAAGGCTATTCAGTTGAACAGTTGCGTGATATCGGAAGAATTGCAGCAACAATTAATGCATTAGCAAAGATTCTTACAGCGTAAATATAGTCCTGGGCATGACTAAAACTGCCCTATATTACTTATTTTCTTTATCTTTTTTATACTCGCCATACTTACCAAGAACAGACTGAATAGTTCCATCTTTTCTAAGGCGAACAATCATTCCATTTTTAATTTGTATTGGATTAAAAGCAGTTCTTTTTTTCTTTGGCATTATCTAAATAACCTATCTGTTCTAGTTTCTTTTGTATAATCTTTTGCTGCAAATAATATTGAATCTGCTTTATCTACAGGAATACAATTAGGAACCATCTTACCATCTTGTTCTTTCATTCCACGCTGCACATAACCATCCCAGCATGGGTTTGCTTTTCCTATTGAAGAATCGTACATTGCCATTGCAACCTCTGAATCAGTTTCTGGAATTGGATTTGCACACACTGGACAGTCTGCACAATCAACATTAAGTTCTTTGCATGTTGGGCACTCACATCCCTGATAAGTTGATGTTGGCAGTATTTCGTTTTCTAATGATTTTCCAAATGCTGAGCCTGCCCAAATACTAACACCAGGTTTATTATGTATTCCAGAACCAGTAGGTCTGCCTTGATCAGTTGTCATATATTGTGGCTTCTTCATTCCTACTGCAGGATTAAGATGTGGTGATGGATTTGCAGGTGTTGGATCAGTTACAGTTGCATTATAAGAAACATCCATTGGAGTTTCTGATTTGCTTGCATCTGGAACATTTGCATATAATGCACCTAACTGTGCTGTTGCTTCAGATTCTGTACCGTGGCATCCTGCAACATGGCCTTCATCACTTACAACTGGATATCCAGAACAGCCATTAGAGCCTTTAGCACCGATATGGTAAGGCATTAGTCCATCTCGTTTTCTTTAAGCGATGCAGACAGCATCCAATGCCATCTTTGATGCATATCCATACGCTCTGCAAAGAAATTAGAAAGTGCATGTTGTCTATTTGATGCAGCCATTTCTACTGCATCTGCAAGTTTTGATAAAACCATATCGTTTGCCATAAGCAAATCTGAAGACATCATCATTGGATCAGATGTTACATCTGGCTCTCCAACTTCATTTAATTCTACAAACCTTGATAACTTAAATGGAGCATATGCATCTAGTTTACGAAGCCACTCTGCGTATGTGTCTGTTGCTGATTCGTAGTCTTCATATATATCTAAAAATAGTTTATGGAATTGAACAAAATCGTCACCTTCTACATTCCAATGGTACCCGTGTGCCTTAAGTTTAAGGGTAATATTATCTGCAAGCAGGACCTTTAGTAGATTAATTAGTTCTTCCATATTACCATTATAGCATAATATTAGCCCGCAAGACGAGCATGTGTTCTTATCCTATGGCAATTAGCACACACGACTTCGCATTTTTCTATCTCTTTTTTAATGGCTTTCCATGAAAATCCGTCATGGATCATCCTTGATATATTGTATTTTTTATCTCTAATATGGTCAAAATCAAGGATTATATGATTGGTAACTCCGCAATCAACACAGCCAGAATCCTCTTTTATCTTAGCAAGCATCTTTTTATACTGCTGCTTATTATAATGTTCCAACTCTTTGTCAGTCATTAGTAATATTATACCGCCAAATATTAGGCCCCACACAGGAAATTCACCTGACTTGCGCCACGGTCTCTATCCATGGGTAACTAATCCATCTCTAAGGTCCTGTGTGGGACAATTATATTGTAGCATAATAAGTGAGCAGTTTATAGACGACTGCTCAGGTCTACCAGCCACGAAGATTCGACTTCTGCTGACTCTCCACTCATAGGAGTATCCGTTGTAAAACCCTTAAGTCTTATAGCGGAATGTTATATATTATACTATTGAATTTCAATAGTTTTTGGTAGTTTATCTTCTGGGATCTGCTTTTCAAGTTTGATATCTAAGATACCGTCCTTAAATTCAGCCCCAACAACTTCGACAAACTCAGGAAGGGTAAAGATATCAGTGAATTTACGAGCAGCAATGCCCTTATGTAGATACTCTGCACCCTCTGGCAATTCAGTATCCTGCTTCTCGCCTTTAATTGTAAGTTTGCGATTGTCTAGCGATACTAAAACATCATCCTTAGAAAAACCAGCCAAAGCAAATGAAAGAATATACTCTGTATCATTTAGTTTGATCTGATTATAAGGTGGATAGTTTGTTGTTGTTGTTACCTTCTGAAGATTTGAGAAGGTATTAAAAAATGGATCATTAAAAAGATCCAGTGCTGTTTTTACCATGTTATTCCCCTTTCAAGCGAATAAGTTATTTTATACCCCCCGTTTGGGCAGGTAACAATATTATAGCATAGAAAAACAGGCTAGTTAATTTGACTAGCCTGCTAATCTATGTTATTACTTCTTGGTTGCTGGCTTCTTTGCAGCAGCCTTCTTAACAGGACGCTTTACTACCTTAGCGGTCTTAACTGCCTTTTCTACTTCTGCAACAGGTGGCAACTTACCAAATGCTGCGTCGTTTGGATTAACTGCTCTTAGTGCTACTGGCACAATTGCACCCAATAGTGAGTATGCAAGTGTCTGAGGGTCAGTTACTCCTGAAGCATAAAGCGCTACAGCAGCACCGATGACTGATCGTCCGTATGATGCAAGCATTGCGTTTAGTTGTTTTGTATTCATTGTATTCCTCCTAGGATATTACATTTGTTAGTACTGTAAAGCCAATCCACAATCCAATAATTCCTGCGACTCCCGCAAAAACTGGTGGTGCTGGTACTGGCAATTTGAATGCTGCGAATACTACGCCACATCCAAAACCTGTTAGTGTTGATAAAATAATATCTTTCATTTATAATCCCTGTCTGTTAACTCTTTATAATGGTTTGAACATACATCTATAATTTTTGTTTCTGTGCTATATAATTTTTCTGCTTCAAAATCACATCCAAAAACACGGCATGAATAAAAGGCATCATAGGCCATATCTTCGTTTGACTTGAATCTTATCATGTATCTATTTTACCATAGTCCTCTGGAAGTAATTTTTTTAACTCTTTATAGGCTTGAGAAATTTTCTTCATTGAATGATAATGAGGGTAGGCTTCTCCTACCAAACCATATTCATCAAAATATGCTATTTCTGGCTCAATATCATTGATAAAATTATTTAATGATTCTTGAACTTCTTCAATGTAGGAGTATGCCCAGTCACGAGAATCTGAAATAAATTTTAAAAAATCTTCATTTACTTTTTCTTTTTC